TCTGCATTGGCTGCTGTATTGCCTGAAGCTCAAGTTGAAAGTGTTCTGAAAGCACTTGAAGCTGTTGCTGAAGAAGCATTCGCTGCTGTCGTTGCTGGATACGCTGTACAAAAAGCTGCCGTTGATAACTCTGAAATGATGAGTGAAACAGGCGTTGCTGGAACTGGTACTGCCGACGCTCCAGAAGTCGACCGTACTGCTGAAATCCTGAAAGCTAAGTACGCCCCTAAAGCTGCTAAGTAATCTAACCCCATTCTTATTAGGAGAAATACCCAATGGCAACTTACGCCTCTGATGTACAACGTCTGAGCAACTGGCTGAAATACGAAGAAGAAGCTGGCTCTGGCACTACTCGCGAAGTTCTCGCTAAGTCTGCAACCAACGCTACCTTGACTGGTTCTGTCCTTGACAGCACAGGCCAACTGGTTGTTGCTGCTACCCTAGCTGACGCAACTTACATTTTGATTGACGACCTGACCCGCCCTGCTGCTGCTGAATACACGAAAGTGTTGGTACTGGCTCGTGGTAAAGCCAAGGTTGGTAAACGTGCTCTGATCTTCGGAAGCGACGTTACAACAGATATCCAGAAAGCTACTGCCTTCACCAAACTGGCTACTCTGCAAATCTTCGCTGTCGATCAACTCGACGTTTCCATCTAATCCAACTTAGGAGAACATAAATGTCTCAAGTTCAAATCGCCAAGGCCGCTGTTCGCAGCTTTGCTGGCAACAACTACGAATACACCGACCTGACTCAGAACCTTCTGATCATCCCTAACGTTTGGTCTTTGGCTGAACAAATCGGTCTGTTCGGTAAAGAAACAACTAACCAAGAAACTCTGACAATCGAAGAAATCACAACTGGTTTCGGTCTGGTTACAGACGTACATCGTGGCGCTCGTCACCAAGTGTCGGCAGATCACAGCCGTCGCATGCACGCGTTTGCAATGCCTCACTTCACCCTTGACGACGCTATCACTCCACGTGATATCCAAGGCAAGCGTGCTTTCGGTGTTGACGCTCTGGAAACTGTAGCTGCTGTTCGTGCTCGCAAATTGGAAACAATTCGTCAGAGCTGGGCTGCTACAATGGAAAAAGCTCACTGGCACACTATCGTAACTGGTACTGCCTACGCTCCAAACGCAACTGTAGCCTACGACTGGTACAGCGTTTTCGGTGCAACACGTAAAGTGGTTGACTTCGAACTGAACACTTCGACTACTGACCTGATCGTTAAGACAGAAGAAGTATTCGCACACATCCAAGACAACGCAATGGATGGTTCTGTTCGTGGTGAAATCTTCGCCATCGCTTCCCCTGAGTTCTTCAACAAACTCATTGGTCACCCAACAATGAAGGCTCTGTGGCTTGCTTACCAGCAGTCTCCACAAATCCTGCGTGATCGTCTGTCTGCTCGCGGATACGACGCTCGCTACCGTGAATTCACAATCGGTAACATCACCTACGTTGAATACCGTGGTGTTGGTCCAGATGGTGTTCGTTACATCCCAGCAGGTGACGCTTACTTCATGCCTTCGGACATGGGTGATAACTTCACTACCTACTTCGGTCCAGCGGATCACTTCGACTTTGTTAACACTCAGGGTCAAGAAATGTACGCGTTTGAATACGGCGACAACCGTGGTCAGATGATCGAAATCCAAACCGAATCCAACTTCATCGACGTTCTGCGTCGTCCACAGTTGATCGTTCGTGGTACTGTAGGTGCCTAATTGACTGGGGGCCACGAAAGTGGCTCCCTTTCTTTGTTTTAACCGGAGGTAAATATGCCGTATACAGGTGATCCAGCCAATAATGCAATTGATCGTGTTCGTCTAGCAGTTGGTGACATCTGGGACGATATGGAAATGCTGACGGATGCTGACTATCAATACTTCCTAGATCGTAATGACGGGAATGAGAACAGAGCTACAATGGATGCCATCAAGGCCATCCTATTCAAACTAGCACGTATGACTCGTGAACGCACAGGCGACATTGAAGTTTACGGTGGTGAATGGTTCTCCAATTACTACAAGATGCTATTACTTCTTCTGAAAGACCCCAATGCTTCGATCAGCCTCGCTGTTCCATACGCTGGTGGTATTTCCAAATCGGATATGTTCAAGAACGATTCCGACTGTGACAACGTTGTTCGAGAAATCAACATCGGGTATTCACAATCCAGACGCTTGTATGATTGTAACTATCCAAGCGGTGGAGATAATTGTTATGGGTTTTACCCTTAAAGTTGAGACAAAGAAACTAAGCTCTTTGATCCGACGAATTGATGCAATAGATAATACTGAAGTTGAGGTTGGTTTCTGGGATGACCACTATGGTCCTGAGAACGATAATCTTCCTGTTGCACTAGTAGCTGCCTACAACAACTTCGGTACTTCATTCAACCCCACAAGGCCGTTCATGGACGATACGTTCGAGGACATCATGTATCAAGCATACATGGGCCGTGCAGTTAAACATGTATTCCTTTCCGTTCTCACTAATGGACGTAGCACTCAGAGGCTCCTACGTGAGCTTGGAGCAACGATCAAAGAACTGATGCAACTCACTATCCTCCAGTACGCTGCGGACGGTGGTAACAGTCAGAAGACGATTGAGAAGAAGGGAAGAGACAGTCCACTTATTGACACTGGCAAGATGCTCGAATCTGTCAGGTTCAGAATCCAAAAAGGAGGTATGTGATGCTTCATCCGCCACTCCTATCAACAGGTCAAGTGGTCCTCGACGTTACACGTCGTGAGGCTCCTACTATCGACAGAGGCCGTCCGGTTCCCGGTGCTGAGTCTACCGTACAAGTTGTATGCAACGTACAACCAGTGTTGAAATCTTCCGACACTATTATGCTTCCTGAAGCAGACCGATCTAAAGCTTGCCTGAAAGTTTATACTAAGGGCGGTGAAATGAGAGCTTTGAAAGAAGCTGGTCCGGGTTGGGCAGCAGATCGATTCGTATGGGAAGGTGATCTATACGAAGTCATGAAGGTTATTAATTATAGAATGGGCGTTTTGAACCACTACAAAGCAATCTGCATGCGTGTGGAGTTGACAAGATGAACATCTATAAAGACCTTGAAGACAGCCTGTACAACGTAATTGAAGAGTTGTTCCCTGCAACCAGAATCATCTTCGCATACAACAACCTACCGGAGCCTCAAACTCCATACTTGGTTATTGATATTAAGCGTCTTGATCAACTGGGTAGCGAATACAACTCTACGTTCGTTGACGACTTCGCCACAGCCCCTACAACCACTACGCAGATCGATATGATGGCGAAGGTAAGGTTCGAGGTTGTTGGCTTAATGGACAACGATACAGAGGCTGCTGAGCTTGCTCAGAACATCCAATTTGCTCTACGAACTGCCCGTGGGTATGAGAGTCAGGCAAGAAATAATCTGGCCCGTCATGGACAGATCACAAACCGCCGTATGCCTTACCGCAAGGACACGGACATGTACATGCTTTACCAAGTGGATGCAAACTTCGCATACACAGCAATCTCTCAAGATGAGCAAGACTACATTATCGCTACAGACTTCACTGGTGTCTATCATGATGCTGGACGTGAGCCTGATCATGTAATCATCAATCATATTGAAATCAATTATCCAACTCCATAAGAGGAACTGAAATGACACGTCTAACCGACATCATCGAAATTCAGATCAGCCGTGAAACTTCTGCGGTTGCTCAAACAAATTTCAACGTACCAGCCTTTATCTCTGCTCACACCAACTTCATTGAACGCGCTCGCGTGTACAGTTCGTTGCTGGCAGTAGCAGATGACTTTGCAAGCACAGACTCTGCATACATTGCAGCTTCTAAGTTCTTCGGTCAAGCAATCAAACCAGCTAACATCGTTATCGGTCGTCGTCAGATTCCCGGTGCAACTGTTAACGTTTTGACTGTAGTAGCAAGCACAGCTTACACCCTGACAGTGAGCGGCGTAACAGTCACTTATGTTTCTCAGGCTCTGGACACTGCAACCCTTATTGCTTCCGGCCTTAAAGCAGCCTACGAAGTAACCCCTGTTGATGGCGTAACTCTGGTAGACAACCTCGACGGTACTCTGACATTCTCTGTAGCTGGAGAAATCGATTGGTCCCTGAAAGTTTCTTCTAACTTGAGCAAGGCTAACGCCCCAGCGACTGAAACTTGGTCTACATCTGTAGCAGAAGTTCAGAACGACAACGACACTTGGTATGCTCTGGCTATCGAATCCCACAACGAACTTGATGTTCTGGAAGTTGCTGGTGTGATCGAAGCTAAGAAGAAAATCTTCGGTACTTCTTCTGCAACAGCCGCAATCAAGACAACTGGAACAACTGACATCTTCGCTCAATTGCAAGCCCTTGGATACCAACGTACCTTCGGTGTTTTCTCTAATGACGCTGATACACAGTTCCCAGAATGTGCTTGGATCGGATTCCAGTTGCAAGAACAACCGGGCTCTAACACTTGGGCTTACAAAGCTCTGACTGGTGTTACTGTTTCCAAACTGTCTGACACTGAATCCACAAACATCAAAGCCAAAGCTGGTAGCACCTACGAATCTGTGGGCGGGCAATCCGTAACTGTCGGTGGCAAGATGTTCGGTGGTGAGTGGATTGACGTTATGGTCTTCGTTGACTGGCTGGAAGCACGCATGACTGAACGTCTGTGGTTCCGTATGGCTAACAGCAAGAAAATCCCTTACACCGCTGCTGGTGCCACAATCATTGAATCTGAAATCCGGGCTCAACTGAATGACGGTATCCGTGTTGGTGGATTGGCAGATAACCCAACTCCAGTAGTTCGCGTTCCAGATGTTCTGTCTGTTGCTCCGAACCTGCGTGCCCAGCGTATCTTCGAAGGTATTGAGTTCGAAGCTCGCCTAGCTGGTGCCATCCACTTCGTTAAAATCCGTGGAACTGTAACCGTTTAATTACGGTTACATCCCCCTCACAAGGAGACTTAAATGGCTACTCAACGCGCTTCTACATATGCACCGAACCAAGTATGCGTGGTTATCACACAAGATACCAGCGGCATTGCTCACGTAATTTCGGGCTACTCTGAAGACAGCATCGTTTCTATCGAACGTTCTGCTGAAACTTTCACAATGTACACTGGTGCTGATAACACCATGACTCGTGTTTACAACGCTAACACATCTGCTACGATCACATTGAGTCTACAACAAACTTCTGCATCGAATGACATCCTGTCTCTGCTGTACCAAAACGATGCGGCAAGTTTGTCTTCTGACACAATGTTCTCCATCCAGATCAAAGACAACAGCGGTCGCTCGAACTTCTTCAGTGACAATGCTTACGTCGGGATCGTCCCTAACTCTGCGTTCAGCAACAGCATGAACACACGTGATTGGGTAATCCATGCTGCTGATCTTCAAACTTACATCGGTGGTAACGCCAAGTTGGTCCCTGCTGATCAAGATACTATCCAGACTCTGGGTGGTTCTATCGATCCACGTTGGTTGTAATACATCGCTATCAGGGGCTTCCATTCGTGGTGGCCCCTTTTTTCATTTCTACAGGAGGCAAATATGGCCGTAGCTCTATACTCGCCAAAAGACGTTTTCATCAGTCTTGCTGGCTTGCACACAATCTCTGGATATGCCGATGGCACATTCGTTCGTATTACAAAGGACATGAAACCATTTTCCAAGGTTCGAGCAATGGATGGAGAAATGGCTCGTATGTACAACGAAGATGAAGGCTTCAGAGTTGAAATCACTGTCGCTCAATCGTCTGGAAGCAACAACATTCTTTCTGCCATCTACAACGTGGATGCTGCAACACAGATGGGTAAATTCCCACTGCTTATTAAAGATTCCAAAGGACAGACCAGCTTCTTTGCTGCGACTGCTTGGATCGAACAAATTCCTGAAGTCACCTTCTCCAATCAACTTGAAACCCGCACATGGACATTCGGTTGCTCTGGCGCTGCAATTACAATTGGTGGGAACGGTGATACAAACTTGCTCGAAGATGCACTCCTAGTAGGGTCTGCTGGCTTGGGCGTTCTTAAACAGTTCGGAGTATTTTAATTATGGCTGGAGATATCTTGACTTACGCCCCTTCGACTGTTACACTGGTACTCTGTGGCTACGTTCTTACAGGCATTGTTTCTGTAAGTCTGCAATGGAAGTCCAGCCCGTTCACAGTTAGACGTGGCATTCGTGGACAACATACCCGCACAGGTAGCAAGGACAGACAGTCCACCGTTACAATCGAAGTATTGCAAACCTCTATCACCAACGACATCCTCTCTGAGATTCTTGAACAGGACACACGGAACTACTCTGGCCGTCTTGAATTCTCTGTGAAAGATGCATCCGGTACAACTCAGTGGGCATCGACCCAATGTTTCCTTCGTGCGTGGCCTGACGCTTCCCTTAGTGGGGAGATTCAAACTCGTAAGTGGGACGTAGAGATTCTATCGTTCATCAGTGGCAAAATCGGCGGTAACGCCCGTCAAGGCTTCGACCTGCTGGACTCTTTCAATGGAGCAGCAGAATATGTATCCAGTGGAATTGACAGTGCTGTGGATTCCGCATCCAATCTATTCAGTTAATTAGGAGAATCAAATGGCTATTAAGCAAAAAACAATCGAAGTGAACGGTAGCGAATACTTGATCACTCAACTGGGTGCCCTGAAAGGTACTCGTGTATTGAAAGAAATCACCAAGCTCGTTGGCCCTGCTTTTGCACAGATGCAGAAGAAAGATGGCGAAGGGCAGTCTGGAACTATCGGTGACGCTCTAGGCATTCTGTTCGAGAATTTGGACAATGCAAACATCGAAGGCATGATCATGGAACTGGCTAACACTGTTGCCAAGTCCAATGGATCGGCAATCAACTTCGACATGGAGTTTGCTGGTGAATACGACAAGCTATTCCTCGTACTGAAGGAGGTAGCCGAGTTCAACTTCGGTTCGGTTTTTACTCTGTTCGGTTCTCGGGAGTAACCGCTACTCCTGACATGCAAGTTGGCATGGACGGGACAACCCTTGAACCAGTGCCTATCCATCCGAGATTACAACGCGTTCAAGATCAATTCAGCCAAGACTGGGAAGTGTACAATGTCCTTACCAGTCCGCTAGGTCTTGCTACTTATGTCGAACTGGATACGGTATGTAACACCGAAGACTTGTACAAGATGTTTGAGATAGTTCAAGTCCATAAAGAAATGGAGGCTGTCGCTCACATCCAAGCCAAACTCCAAGAGGGTAATAAATAATGATTACGGAAGAAATCGCACGGCTTACTGGTAAGCTGGTCTTCCAAGTGGACAACCGCCCTCTGATGGCATTCGAGAAGCGACTAAACAATGTCATCGACTCGCTTCGTACACTTGAAACACTAGCAAACAAGAAGTTCAATATCAAAGTCCAGCTCGACTCTCGTACTCTACGTGAGCAACTGGCGAAGGCATCTAATGCCAAGGTGACACTGAAGGATGTAAACGTCTCTCAGGAAGCTCTGGCTGTAGCTGCAAAGCGTATTACTGACAAGCTCAACAGTACGCCAATCACTCTGAACAAAATCCGTGTAGATATCGCTTCTTTGATCGAAACCAAGAAGGTAACTCGCACACTACTTGGTCAGATGCAGATTAACATCCCTTTGAAGTTTGGCACTGCTGCAATGGAAGCAGAGCTGCGTAAAGAGGTAAAAGCTATTGGTGATCGTAACCCAGTCAAACTGGCTGTACACATCAATGCAAATGCACTAGAACAAAAGATTCGTAAGGCCATCAAACAAGCCACTAAAGGTTTGCAGGCCATTAAGGTCAAGATCGCAAATCCTGAAGTCCAGTTGAAGGTGGATAAACAACACCTCATTGCACAAATTCAGGAAGCATTAAATTCTCGCCAGTTTAGAATCAGAGTTGGTCCGGGTCCACTTCCAAGGGACGAACGCGGAGAGCCTTCTCACAGTAGACGTGGTGCATTCGGTGGCGGTCTGATGGGAGCAGGTATGGGCTTCGCCAGAGGCGCTCTACCGGGCCTAGGAGCTGCGTTCGCTATCGGTGCAGTCAACCAGATCAACCAACAACTTGTAGCGACTAACACAGCCTTGGAGGCCGTCTCTGGGAGTGCAGAAGGGTACGCAAGTAACCTGAAGTTCCTTGAACAACTTACTGAGGAACAAGGTCGTAACATGCGTGATGTTGCACCACAGTTCAATAGCATTCTGGCATCTGCTCAAGGCGCCATCGGTAATCAAGGTACTCAAGACTTGTTCCGTGGTGTCATGAAGTACGGTACTGTAATGGGACTTGACCAAGAAGCCATGAAAGGCTCTCTTCGTGCCATCAGTCAAATGTTCTCCAAAGATAAGATTCAGGCTGAAGAAGCACAAGGTCAGTTGGCTGAAAGACTTCCAGCGGCTATGCAACTTCTTGCTAAAGCAAACGGGACTGATGTAAAAGGTCTTCGTGAACAAATGCAGAAAGGCTCTCTCGATCCTAAGAAAATCTTACCTCAGATGGCTAAGATCATGGAAGAGTTGGCTGAGAAGAATGGAGCTTACGCTAAGGCGTTGGAATCCACACGTGTTGCCCAAGGACGAATGAACAGACAGTTTGAACGTTCTGTTCGTATCTTTGCTGAAGGTGGTTTTGATAAAGGCATTCGTGACTTCTTCACAACTATGGCAGATGGCATGCGTGATTCTGAGCCACTGATTAAAGCTCTCGGTGGTGCATTTGATTTCTTGATGCGTCCAATCAATGCTCTGATTAAGATCGTGAGTGGGATTGGTAAGAATTGGGGAAATATCGCTGCTGTATTCGGTATGACTGGTAAACAACTTGCAATTCTTGGAACTATCGCCGGTGTCGCATTGTTGCCATTTGGTGGTTTGGCTATTGCCATTGCTGCTGTTGCCCTTGCAATTCAAGATGTGATGGTTTATGCAAATGGTGGGGATTCTCTATTTGGACGTTTCCTTGAAAGTAGCCCAGAAGCAAGAGCTGCACTGGAAGGTTTCTCGAAAGAAGCTAGACAGTTTGGCGAGTATCTACAACTTGCTGTTACGAACGCCCTAGAGCTTGCTGGAGGTCTGAAAGGACTGTCCCTACCTGAGATGTTCATTAACACAATGCGTGAGCTACAAACCATCCTGAAGCTGTTCAACGACACAGTTGATCGCTTTGTGGCTGCTGGTGAATACGCACAGATGATGAATCCTGAAGGTGGTGTTGGTGCCAACTTGGCTAACATGCGAGCTATGGCCAATGGACCTGAATGGGCACGTCAACAAATGTCTGACAAGATTGCTGGTGACTTTGCTAAACAAGGTGTTGTCTCTTCTGATATTCCGGGTGGTGTTGGTGTAAGCCTGACTGCTGATCAGATTGGCGAAGCTGTTGCTCGTGCTATTGGAGTACAAGCTGCCGAAGGTCAACAGCGTAAAGACTACTACGAAGCAAACATCAATGTTAATGTCGAGGGTGGGGTTATCTCTGCTGGAGACTTGATGTCTGCACTCAATGAACCGATGAAGCAAGTTGCTATCAAAGCCTTTGGTGAAGTAATTAACAACGAACGCTCCACACAATCGCAGGTGAGACAATGACAATCGCTATCCGCCGTGAAAACGGCGACATCCTCTGGTTTGACGCTGTAGAGGGTTTCGATGAAACCCTTAGCAGCACAGTAACCAAACATCCAGTTGCTACAGGTAGTTTCATTGCTGACCACATCACCAAGGATAATCCACGATTCACTCTTCGTGGAATCCTATCTGATGCGGACTTCAACTTCAACAGACCACAACTGGGGAATGAATATGAAGGCTGGCAATCTGTTAACACCAGAAAGCAGTATGTAAATAACACACCAGTAGACAGTCCAGTATCCATCAACAGTAACAAGAATACCTTCAAGAGTTTTCTTCCTGAATCCATTTCTCAATTCACGTCTACAAGCATTCCTGAAGTTGTTGTAACTGAACAACCGAAAGTAAAATCCGCATCTGCTGTGCGTATGGACTTGGTTCGTATCCGTGACATGAAGGAAGAGTTCACTCTTGTAGACTTCGAAGATAACTTGATTCGCCGTAGCTGGTCTAACTGTGTCTTCACAAACCTGTCTTTCAGTGAGACTCCAGAAGGTGGTGATTCGCAAGCTCTCTTCCCAGTAATGGAAATTGAACAAGTTGTGTACACCAGTGTTGAAAACGTTAAGATTAAACTGAAGCCAATCAACAAAGGTCGTCAACAAGGTGAAGCGTCTAAGCGTGAAACTGAAACAGGGGATGACGCTAAGACAGAACCAACTGGATATTCTGGTGAAACTTCTGAAGCCTTGAAGGCTAAAGGGCTAGGTGATAAGACTAAACCACAATTTGGAGACGCACCTGCATGACAACTAACTTTGTTGAAATGCCGCTATACCCTGAACTGACTTACAGATATAGTATTTCATTGCAGGGTATCTCGTGGCAGTTTAAGTTCTACTGGGTAGAACGAGCTAAACAGTGGCAGATGGACATCCGCCAAGAAGATCAGACTGCTATCATCTTAGGCTATGCCTTGGTGCCACAGTATCCGATCCTTGAGGATGTTCCGCTTGAAGTGTATGGACTGACAGGCAGATTTGTACTGATGCCTGTGAACGTTGCTGTTGCAACAGCCATTACACAAGAGTCTTCGATCATGCCTGAATTCTTTAAACTTTTCTACATGTACGAAACGGAGGTATAACATGATTCAAGAAGAGCGGGTTTATGAACTAAC